CTGCGGCGGTAGTTTTACCCAATCCCATGTCATCGGCTAAAATATATCTGTTATTTGCAAGTAGTTTTTCAATCGCAACCTTTTGGTGTTCCATTGGTGGTCTATTGTCATAAGGGGAATAATCAATTATTCTATTTAATTTTTTTTCTTCCTGAACAATAGCCATTTTAGGCATCCAAAATGCATTTAACTTATCATGTTCTAAGATTTTACCCCAAATATGATACGCTTTATCTGTTTCACATAAAAGTTTTTCCACCCAAATTTCTTCAGGTATTTTAGGTAAAAATCTGTCTTCACAAAGTTTTTCAGCAAAAGTCTGAAAAATCTTAACATGTTTTCTAGCTACTTTAGGTATTGTTTTTTCATATTTAATAATATATTCAGCCTGAGTTCTAGTTATGTTAAAATTTTTAGTTTCTAACGCTCTTTTCTTCAGATCAATTAAATGGTTATTTGAACCACCATATGAAAGCAATATTTCTTTAGCAACTATTTCGGGTATCCTAGTTTCCATATTATATAAAATATACACAATTACAAATAGATTATAAACTATTTATATTATTATGAGCAATAAACTACCAATAACTAGATTAAGTAAATTTTTCTCACAAGAAGATTTTGATTTTCAATTAGATGTGGGTCAAGAGTATTTACATGGTGATTTGAATATGAAACTTGTTTTATATAGAGTTGATAGACAAAAGACTGAAAAGGATGATGTTTACGGTGAGGTGGGTGCTGACGAAATCAAATATTTTCCACCTATTGAATTTAATGCGTTGGTTAAAGTTGAAGAACCTAAAAATACTAGTTACAAGAGTGGTATGTTAAGATACTTGGAACCAGGTAATCTAACATTATCGGTTTACATAAAACACTTGGCTGATCTTGGTATTGATATAAAATATGGTGATTTTGTTGCATATCCAGAAACAGAAGATAAAATAAGATACTACACCGTTACTAATGATGGTAGAGTGACATCTGATAATAAACATAGTTTGTTCGGGTATAAACCATATTATAGAACCATAACATGTACTATAGCTCAAGATCAAGAATTTAGAGGCGTTTAAAATGATACCAAAAAGAAAAACAGATATAGAGATTTACAAGGGCAAGGAATTGACCGAAAGAAGACAGGAGTTATTAGAAAAAATAACAAAATCTGACACGTATTTACCAGATTCGGTTTTACATGATGATTTGGATTACGGTATGTTAGAATTTGTTAAGAAAAACTTTGTTGTTGTTTCTGATGGCGCCCCAATACCTGTGATTCCAAAAATATTAACAATACAGAGGTGGGCTCAAATAATGAATACCTGGGAGTTTTCTGACACTGATGGTAATTTAAGTGTTCCTTTTGTTGGGGTAATTAGAAGACCTGATGTTCAACCTGGTACAAACCCTTCAATTATTAGAACCATACCAGATAGATTACAATTTCATTATGCCTCAGTTGCAACTTGGAATGGAACCCAGATGGGCGCGGACGTTTATAAAATACCGCAACCAGTTCCGGTTGATATTTCATTTGAGGTTACAATCGTTTGTACAAAATTAAGGGAGTTAAATCGTTTTAATAAAATTATTTTACAAAAGTTTGCATCTAGGCAAGCGTATACAATAGTTAAAGGTCATTATATCCCAATTATTATGGATAAGGTTGAAGACAATTCACCTATTGATCAAATAGACAGTCGTAGATTTTATTCACAAACATACCAATTTACTATGCTTGGTTTTTTAATAGATCAAGAAGAGTTTGAGGTTAAACCAGCTGTTAGTAGATTTTTTCTAATGAATGAATTTTCTAAAGGTACAAATTACCAAAGAAAGTATATAAACAAGACAATTGATATTACGGTAACAACATTTATTGCAGATGGTATGCAAACGCAATTTAGTGTTGGTGAAAGTATTGGTATTTTATTCAATGTAACGATTAACGGTTTATTACAAGAAAGAGATGTTGATTTTTTCCATATTGCTGGAACATCAAAGATAACATTTCCAACCCCACCATTAGAAGGTGATATTATTGCTATAACATACTTTAAAGGTAGAAATAGCGTGTTTATTGATAATTACGGAAAACCTATACAAGTTAATACTGAAAACTTTGTATATGACGGATCTACATTAATTTTTAATACTTTAAGTGCTATTAATAGTGTTGTAACTGTTGACATAAATGGTTTGACCGAAGAGGAAGGTGTTGGGTTTAATATTACAAACGAATCTGAAATCACTTTGGCATTTACGCCAGTAATTGGATCTAAAATTGGTATAACCTACTTATACTAATCTTCATCATATAAGTCTGTTTTTTTAGTAGCACAATGTGCTTCTATTAGTTTTTCAATAAGTTTATGAATTTTTAATCCATTTTTTTCACAATGTTTTTTTAACATTTCGTGATGTTTTTCGCTTATTTTGACGTTTTTACTATTGTTTTCCATGATAATATATAAATAAAGATAAAAAAAGATAAAATACTATCTAAATACAATTTATTCTAGAAATCTTTGCCAAAAACAAAGATATTTATTTGATAAGAATAAAATATTTTAACCAAACGTTTATCAATGGCAAATTCAAACAGAGTTTTCGTTTCTCCAGGTGTCTACACATCAGAGAAAGATTTATCATTCGTAGCACAGAGTGTCGGAGTAACAACACTCGGTTTAGTTGGTGAGACCTTAAGAGGTCCAGCATTTGAACCGATATTAATCTCTAACTTTGACGAATTTAAAACATATTTCGGGGGCACATCTCCAGTTAAAGATGGTGCTAATAACCCTAAATACGAGTTACCATATGTTGCAAAAGCATATTTGCAAGAGTCCAACCAATTATTCGTAACAAGAGTACTTGGTTTAACTGGTTACAAACCAGGGAACACATATGGCATAAAAACATTAGGTGGTGTAACCGTAAATTTAGTATCTACACCCACATCAACAACAGGAACAACTGAACCATTAGACATGCCTAACGGTTCGTTTTACTCAGACTTAACTGGTAAAACTTCAACTGAAGGTACTACAATTGTAGAGTTTATTTCCGGTGGAACATATGCTAATAATGATTGGTTCGTAATTGGACAAGTTCCAGCTAGCGATACATCGGTATTAACTGGTACTCAAAAATCATCACCTATTGGTGAAAATAATAACAAAAACTGGTATAACACATTTTTTACAAAAACAGGTTTGACTGACGCATCTATTGATGGTGTATATTCTTATCTTTTTGTATATAAAACTGCTACTACTGAGTTTGAGGTTACGAGATACAAGTATTCAGCATCTTTAAATCAAGATTATGCAGATAAAATTGTTTTATCATTAAGATCAAGAGGCTCATACGCTTTAGAAGTTTTAGGTTATAGAGTAACAGGTTCTACTGCAGTACAAATATCTGGTGACAGTATTGGAACTAATCCATTATCTGAGTTTACCTTAAGTGTAACTGATGTTGATTCTGACGTAAAAACGTTCACATGTTCATTAGATAGTTCATCAACCAAGTATGTAACAAAGGTTATTGGTGTTGATGTATTCGATAAAGATAAAACTAATTATCCAGTATTCGTAAATGAAGCTTATCCTAATTTAGTTGCTAACTTATTCGAACAAGGTTTGATTAGGGGTTTAAGTACAACAGAAGTAACTGTTGCTGAAGGTGATAACTTCAAAACACAATGGGATACTGCAAGTTCATCAATGGTTGTTTCAGAAGTAAGAGGTGGAACTGTTTCAGATCTATTTCAAGTTTTAACAATTTCTGATGGTGACAGTGCTAACTTTAACGTTAAAATAACGATTCAAAATATTGATCTAGAAACTGGTGAATTTGATTTACTTGTTAGAGATTTTAATGATACTGATGAAAATATTGTTGTATTAGAAAAATATACTAGATGTTCTATGAATCCAGATATGCCAGGATATATCGGAAGAAAAATTGGTACATCTGATGGTGAATATGAGTTGAGATCAAAATATGTGATGTTATTATTAGCTACAGACCATCCAACGGATGCGGTTCCAGCTGGTTTTAAAGGAATGACAACTAAAGATAATATTGGTGGTGTTAGATTTAAAACACAATATTATGATGCTGGAGATACTTTGTATTTTTCTGCTAGTGGTGCACCCGTAACAACAAATGGTGATAAGGTTAGAAAAGTAACTTTAGGATTTTCAACAGCTGATCATTTTGAATATGATAGAGATATGTTGAGATTTAAAGGTTCTAATGCTGCACAAACAACATTTGGTTTCCACATTTCAACAAATGCATCTGTAATTGTTGACAATACAGGAAAACAAATCTATAAAACTACAGAATATGATTTAGAAGGTGTTACTAAAGGTAAATTAGATACTGTATTATACAGAAAATTCACAATGCCAGTATTTGGTGGTTTTGATGGATGGGACATTTATAGAAACGTAAGAACTTATGGTGATGCGTATATCTTTGGTAAAACTACTTATTTAACAAATGTTAATAGTGGTGTTTTCAACGCTAATGTTGGTAACTCGGATTACTACGCTTATTTAGCTGGTATTGAAACATTTGCAAATCCAGAAGCTGTTGATATTAACTTGTTTTCAACTCCTGGAATTAACTGGAACAACCATAGTTCATTGGTAAATCAAGCAATTGATATTATCGAAAATGATAGAGCGGATTCATTGTATGTTATTAACTCACCTAATTTTAGTGGAACAACTGGTTCTGATGAAGTTATTGGCGCGTTAGATGACTTAGCAATTGATTCAAACTATTCAGCAACTTACTGGCCATGGATTCAAATTAGAGATACTGATAACGCAACACAATTATATATTCCACCAACAGGTGAAGTATTGAAAAACATTGCTTTAACAGATAATGTTTCATTCCCTTGGTTTGCGCCAGCGGGTTATTCAAGAGGTTTAGTAAATGCAATAAAAGCAACTAAAAAATTAACTCTTGATGAAAGAGATAACTTATACAAAGCAAGAATTAATCCAATCGCAACATTTTCTGATACTGGAACAATTATTTGGGGTAATAAAACACTCCAAGTAAGAGAGTCGGCTTTAGATAGGATTAATGTTAGAAGATTATTGTTAAGAGCTAGAAAGTTGATTTCAGCTGTTGCAGTTAGATTATTGTTTGAACAAAATGATGAACAAGTTAGACAAGAATTCTTAAGATTGGTTAATCCAATTTTAGAGTCAATCAAGAAAGAAAGAGGTCTTTTCGATTTCCGTGTAACGGTATCAAGCGATCCTGAGGATATTGATGCTAACACATTAAGAGGTAAGATTTTTGTTAAACCAACAAGAGCACTTGAATTCATTGATGTTGAGTTTGTGATTACACCAACTGGAGCATCATTTGAAAACATATAAAAAATTAATAGGGTGGGTTAAAAACATAGCTCACCCTATTATATAATAATTAGTTTTAGTAGTTAGAAAATAGTAATTAGTACTTTAGTAATTAGAAAATAGTATTTAGTAATTAGTAATTAGTATTTAGTAATTAGTATTTTAGTAGTGAATATGCAAAAAGCTAAGGAAAAAAAATGACAAAGTCAAATAATTTGAAAAAATTATTTATTTATTTGACATATTTATAATAGAATAAAAGAAAAAAACATAACTTAAATACAATGGCAGATTTATTAATGAAAATGCCGGTTCCTTACGAACCGAAAAGAAAAAATAGATTTATCCTTAGATTTCCTTCATCTTTGGGTATTAACGAGTGGTACGTGACATCAACAGCACGTCCTAGCGCAAAAATAAATTCAGTGCCAATTCCCTTTTTAAATACGGAAACGTATGTTGCAGGTAGATTTACCTGGGAAGAGATTAAGGTTACCTTTAAAGACCCAATTGGTCCTTCTGCTTCACAAGCATTGATGGAATGGTTTCGTTTACACGCAGAATCGGTAACGGGTAGAATGGGTTACGCTGCTGGATATAAGAAGAACGTAGAATTAGAAATGTTAGACCCAACTGGAGTTGTGGTTGAAAAATGGATCTTAGAAGGTTGTTTTTTAACTACTCTAAATTTTGGTGAATTGAACTATTCTCAAGACGAATTAGCAACAATTGATGCTTCTTTGAGAATGGATAGATGTATTCAAGTTTATTAATTTTAAATTTATATTTTTTTAAAGCCTGTCTCAACTAGAGATGGGCTTTTTATTTTGTTGAATATCAACTAGTTAAGTAAAGTGTTCCACAAGGAACGTTTATAAGTTGACTTTTAATTAATTTATACTTATATTAGTAACAAACTAAATTAATATTATTATGGAAAACTTTGACCCAACCATAGCATATGATGTTGTCCAACTACCTTCACAGGGGATACATTATACAAATGGTAGAAAATCATTAAAAATCGCATATTTAACTGCTGCTGATGAGAATATATTGACATCACCAAATCTAATTCAATCTGAATCAGTTGTTGATGAATTACTAAAAAGAAAAATTTTAGATAAAGATTTTGATGTATCTGAATTAATCGAAGAAGACAAACAAGCTATTTTAATTTTTTTAAGAAATACCGCTTTTGGTTCTGAATATAAGTTGGAATTAGTTGACCCAAAAACAAATAAAAATTTTGAAGCAACAATAGATCTGTCTGTATTAAAAACTAAAGAATTCAAATTGATTGCTGACTCAAATAATGAATATGAGTTCTTTTTACCAATAAGTAAGAAAAAAATCACTTTTAAATATCTTACAACTAAACAAGATGATGAGTTAACCTTAATTAAAAATTCATCTAAAGAAGCTGTTTTACCAATAACAACAAAAAGATTGGAAATGATGATTAAATCTGTCGATGGTAATAGAGACCAGATGGCAATTTATCAATTTATTCAAAATCTTCCAATTAAAGATTCGCAAGATTTTAAAAGATACGCATCAGAAAATAAACCCGGATTAAATTTAATCATTGAAGTAAACGCCCCGTCAGGAGAAAAAGTCCCAGTTTTGGTTGACTTTGGGGTGGAGTTTTTTCGTCCCTTCTACGGAATATAAAAAATATCAATTAGATTCAATAATTTTTCTAGTTAGCCGAGGTTTTGGGTATCGAGACATTTTAATGATGCCTGTGTATGAAAGGAATAATATAATTAATATAATGATTGAAAAAAGTTAGTAAACTATTTATTAGTATTACCAATCGATAAATGACAGTAGAACAATATAAACAATATTTAATAACCGCAAAAAAGATGTCACCTTCTGATGCTGATGATGCAGCTAAGGAATTTGCTAAAGGTATTAATGAAGCGGCGTCAAAAGCGGGTAGAAGTTCTAGCTCAACCACAAAACTAAGTGGTTCTGTTTTAGACAATATTGCTAAAGCAGCTGCTTCTGGATTTTATGATAGGTTAGAAAGCACTCAAGCTAGAATTAGCGTTAGTACCATAGAAAAAATGGTTGGTAAATTAGCCGACATCCCAACCTTAAATCCAATCGTATTAATTACAAATATTTTAAATGCTGGTGCGGATGTTTTAAGTACTGTTTTAACAGACTTATCTAAGTTAAATGATAATTTATTAGAATCAACAAAAGGATCAGCTGGTTACGTAGGTGAGGTTGGTGACGAGATGATTAAGGGTTTAAATGAAGCTATCATTGCAACAACAAAATTAGGTATTAGTGTTGATGATTTTCTTTCGGCAACAAAGTCTTTAATGACCGAATCTGGAAGAATGGCATTTTATAGTGAAGAGACAATATACGCTGGAATGGAAGCTGCTATGGCTTACACAAAATCTTCACAAACATTATTAGAAAACTCAGAATCTTTTAGAAATGTAGGTCTTGGATTAAATGACGCCGCAAAGTCAATTTCTGATATAGGTAAAAATTCCGTTAACATGGGATTGAGTGCAAAAGCTACCTCAGAAACATTAATAAAAAATTTAGGAATGCTTAACCAATACGGTTTTCAAAACGGTATAAAAGGTTTAGGTAAAATGGTTCAAGAGGCACAAGCACTCAAAATCAATATTGACGATACCTTTAAGGTGGCTGAAAAACTATATGATCCAGAAGGGGCAATTAGTTTAGCCGCAAATTTACAAGTTATTGGTGGCGCATTTGGTGATTTAGGTGACCCAATTAAGTTAATGTACGACGCAACAAATAATGTTGAATCATTACAAACAAGTATTATTGGTGCTGCAAGAAGTTTAGCGACGTATAATGCAGAACAAGGTCGATTTGAAGTTACTGGGGTTAATTTAAGACGAGCAAAAGCTATGTCTGATGCTTTAGGTATTTCAATGGGTGAGTTGACAAATATGGCAGTTAAAGGGGCTGCGAAATTTGAAGCAATGAGTCAGTTAGACATTTTTCCGGACATCACCGAAGAAC